CAAAGTTGGACCCCTGCCTCAACTGCAACTCAATCTTTTGATATTCATTGGAATACTGGTGTAACACTTTCAATCTCTGGATCAACCCCAGATACTAAATATTATATTTCAATCTTAAAAAATGATCCTACTGGTGAACCTTTAAAGGGTTATGTTTTTCATGGGGATTCTAAATTTATAATTTCATCTTCAATTGCTAGTGGTCCTAATATAGAAACTATACCTGAACCTTATTTTGGTTTAAATAATTTCTTTAAAGATATTGATTGTCAACCTTTATTTAACAACGTAGATATAAATAGAAGACATAATTTATTTATGGATGTAGATTATTCTTCTGGCATAACAGAACCTACAAATTTTGAATTATTAATAAGCGGGAGTGCACTTAGAGCAGAAGTCCAAATATCTAATTATTCTACATTAAGACATATTTTACCTCGTTATGAAGGTTCTAAATCAACTTCTCAAAAATTAAATACTTTTACAAAAGGAGATATTGGAACATATGGTAAATCTCCTACAGTAGAAAGTTTAAAAAGAATGGTTGCCTACTGTGATTTTATAGGAGGGTGGCCACCTGAAAGAATGAATGCCTCTTCTGCACATATTATATATTTAATTGATGAAAATGGAGATATTAAAATTCCCGACACTTCTGAAAATTCTCTTGAAGATGTGCAAGGAACATTTCAAACAGGAGAAAGAGTTGAACTTAACTCTAAAACTATTGGGAGTGGTATTTCAACACCTTTTAGAAACATAATTAGAGGAGGATCAAGAATTGAACCTGTTTTATATACTCAAATAGGAAAAGTACCTAATGTTTTATGGACTTCATCTATTCTTCTAGAAGATATAGAATTAACTTCAGGAAGTGCAACTGCTAACTACCAAAATAATGGTAGTATACTCGGTAGTCCAAATTATCAAGAACGAGATAGGCTAAGACTATCATCAGGCCCATTTAATTCTTCTCTTATAGGAAGTAGTACATTTCCCAACTCAGGAAATAGTTATAATCATTATAACATTTCTTCAGGAGTTTTAGATGAAAATGTTATATTAAATCTAAAAATTAATAATCTTTCTTTTACTAAAAGAGTAAACCAACTAGATATTGGTATAAGTTCATTTCAAGTAGGTATAATTTTAAAGAAAAACGATGATACTATAGGTCTTCATCAAGAAACTTTTACACAAGATCTTCAAGATCAAGGTCAAGGTGGAACTGTTGCTTCACTTCCCTTTTCTTTTCAAAATACTTCAATTAATTTTTCAATTCAACCACAAAATTTAGTTGTAGGAGATGAAATATCTATTGAATTTAAACTAGATAGTATTAATTTAAGTTCATTAGATCCTAAAGATATGATAATAGATGGTGGTAGTTATAGTTTTACTCAAACCCCTCTCCCTACTATACCTATTACAATAGGAAATAACAATATATGGGGTTATTTTAATAAATCTACTAATCCTTCTGTTATAACGTCTTCAAACTCTGTTTCTGGATCATTAGGTGCATTATATGGTGATCCTAATGTTAAACAAACAAACATAACTAGCTCAGGATTTAATACTATAGTATTACCATGGTCTATTAAAACAGGAGATGAATTTAGATTTGAAGGAGAAGAAAAAAATGTATATATGGTAAAAAGAGCTTATGGACCTAATGAAAGTGGAGGTGATAGATTATCACAAACAGGATCAATTGAAGTCCATTTTGATAAAAATTTACCTATAAGTGCAAGTGTAGCAAACTTTAATTTAGATCATTTTCTTATTAGAAGATATGTTGATGATGCTTCAAGTATTATTATAGAAGGATTTAAACCTACTGACTCAACAGGCCCATTTATCTTAACCCCTGAATATTCAGTTGCTAAACTAAATAAAAGTATAGATGAATATATTACAATTCTTACTGAAAAAAACTTGCTTTCATAATATTTATTAGTATATTACAATAATAATTAAAATATAAAATGGGATATTTAAATAACCAAGTCATAACAGTTGACGCTATATTAACAAAAAAAGGAAGAGAATTACTAGCAAAAAATGATGGTTCTTTTCAAATTACACAGTTTGCTCTTTCAGATGATGAAATAGACTACACCTTATATAATCCAACCCACCCATCAGGGTCAACATTTTATGGTGAAGCAATTGATGGTATGCCTTTACTTGAAGCATTTCCAATTGAAACCCAAATCATGAAATATAAATTAGCTACTTTACCTAGAGGAACAGCTAAACTACCTGTACTTGATTTAGGCTATTCTTCAATTACATTAAAACAAGGATCATCACTTGCAATTTCACCTCAAACATTAAATTTCTTAGGAAATGCAACAGCATTTGAAACAAGTGGATACACAGCTACTATTTCAGATGTTAGATTAATGTCTACATTTACAGGAATTGGAATTGATTCTGACGCCGCTTCAACAGCAAACAATAGTGTTAGCACTACTACTTTAGGAACTAATGTTTCAACTACAGTAATAGGTTCACAATTTAATTTAAGAGCTACTACTGTAAATACCTTATTTGGTGCTAATTCAACTCTATCAGCAACTATAGTATTTGTAGGTATAGATAGTGGTGCTAGATTAACACTTCCTGTAACTATAACAAAAATAAATACATAAAAATATTTTAAAATAATGTCATTAAAAAACTTAGAACCTGAAGATTTTGTAGTAAGTAGTGATTCAATCACTTCTACTTTATGGTCAACTGGAACCCCTACATTAACCCAATTCCACACATCTTCAGTACAATTAGCAGGATCTTCAGGAAAATATTATTTATCTGTTTATCAAACTTCTTCTGCTTTAGCTACATCACAAACTCAATTTGAAATAGCTTATGGAGATATTAAAGGAAGTGGAAGTGTTCTATATAATACTATAGTCCCACAAAAATCTCCTTCTCTTACTACTTTTGGTCAATATAGAACAATGATATTAGAAGATGAAAATTCTAATTTTATATTTGGATCTAGTAATAATGTTCTTACAGCAGAAAATTTTTGGGTAATTAATTTTGATAGGGCTAGGTATAAAGAACAACTATTTGCTGGTTCTTTAAATTTAAAACTTTCAGGATCAAATGGTGCAATTAATTTAACTGATGATTCAAAAGATAACCCCATAAATAGATTTTTAGGAACCTCAAAATTTTATCAACTAATTTCAGGATCAAATGGTACTGCAGGTACTTTATCAGAAAGTGGGTATGTAGCTAATTCTGGTTCTTATGGTTTAGTATTTCCTGAATTAGGAACTATCATATTAAACCCACAAGCTATATCTCAATCAATTCATGTTGATGCTGCTAGATCTTCTAATAGTAATGATAATAATCCTTTAACATTATTTAATGCTATAGAGAAAGGATCTTCAATGCAAATTAACTCTGAAGAAACTATAACTTCAGATTATATATTCATTAGAGCAAGAAACAGTGAATTTAACTATTCTGAAAATCCTTCCTTTATATCAGGATCAACAGGAGAAGTAATATTTAATGAATTTATAAACCATCCTCAAGTATATGCAACTACCATAGGAATGTATAATAATACTAATGAATTAGTAGCTGTAGCTAAGCTATCCAAACCTTTATTAAAAGACTTTACAAAAGAAGCTCTAGTTAGAGTAAAATTAGATTTTTAAGATGAATGAGTGTTTACAAACCCTTTACAACATCCGATATAATTGTTACTCCATTTGAAGTAAATAAATCTTTTTCTTTCAAAGGAAATGAGTTAACAGGATCTAATGTTTCAATAGATAGATATATAGGTCAAAATATAACTTCTTCATTGTTTATTCCTGGTTCAAACCCAACAGGATTTATTACAATTCAAGATAAAAAGTTATTATATGATTCTATAAAAGAATTATATTATTCTAACTATATAAACAATAAAAATGGTTCTCCTGTAAATACTGCTTCATTTAATAATGATGGAACAATAACAGGTCCTGCTTATACACCAAACTATTATAATTACTTATCAACAACATTACAACCTAATAGATATTTCCCAACAGGTTCTAATGAAATTATAGGTATAGTTTCTATTCCTTCTAATTTATATGGAGAACATATTAAATTAAATTCTTTAACTTTACAAAGTCAAAATTTTATAGCAAAAGATGATGGATTAGGAAATATGCTTTCTGGTTCTGAAAAAGTAGGAGATGTAATATATGAACATGGAATAATTATTTTAACTAATGATGGTATCCCTCCTCTCCCTGGTAATAACAATGGATATGGGTTTGTAACATATGGTACAGCTATATATGATGCTGATGATACTACTTTTATTAATAGTTTTATTACATCTTCAAATTTTACTTGTTCTTTTGAAAGTACTACTACAATATATGAATCACAATATAAATGTACATTATTACAAAATGAATTTAATTTCACCCAAAACCCCTCTATTATATCAGGTAGTTCTTTAAATAGTACTGTGTATGATTTTGCTACAGGTTCATATTTTTCTCCATATATTACTACAGTAGGAATGTATAATAATGCTAAACAATTGATTGCTGTTGGAAAATTAGCTCAACCACTCCCAATATCACAAGTTACAGATACTTCTATCCTTGTTAACTTAGACTTATAAAATCATGAAATGGATATATAATAAAGAAACAATTGAGAATATCTCTCAATTCCCAGACAACACATATGGGTTTGTTTATAAAATCACTCATACGCCTTCTAATAAATCTTATATAGGTAAAAAGATTCTTTACCACCAAAGAAAAATAAAATTAGGCAAAAAAGAATTAGCTCAATATAAAGGGGTTGTTGGTAGAAGACCTGCTTACAAATTAGCAATTAAAGAATCTAATTGGGATAATTATTGGGGGTCTAGTAAATCACTATTAGAAGTTTTAAAAGATGAACCAAAATCTAATTTTACTAAAGATATTTTAATATTAGCACCAACAAAAAAGCTATTAACTTATTACGAAACACAATTTTTATTTATTTATAGAGTATTAGAAGAACCTGAAATGTATTTTAATGATAATATTTTAGGTAAGTTTTTTAGAAGAGACTTTGAAATTTAAAATTCTTTACATATATTATTTATATGGTAAATGAGTTGCTGGTTAATCTAGTAAATAAAGTTTTAGGTCGAGGAAAACGCACTGCAAGAGGCAACCAAGCCTATACTTGTCCTTTTTGCCACCATCATAAACCCAAACTGGAAGTTAATTTTACAGAAAATAAAAAAGGAATTAATCTTTGGCAATGTTGGGTATGTGGTAAAAAAGGAAAAACTATAAGAAGTTTATTTAAACAATTAAAAACCTCTTCCGAATTTTTTCAAGAATTAAGTAAACTAGTAAAGAATATATCTAGTAATGAGGATTTTACTATTAAAGTAGAACAGTTAGAATTACCAAAAGAATTTAAATCTTTTTCTAATAATAAAGATATTATAGCAAAACATGCTTATTTTTATTTAAAAAAAAGAAATATAACAATAAAAGATATTTTAAAATATAATATAGGGTATTGTGAATATGGACGATATTCTAAAATGGTTATTATACCTTCATATGATAATAATGGTAAATTAAATTATTTTACCGCAAGATCATTTGAAAAAGATCCTTACATAAAATACCGTAATCCTGATGCTTCACGCGATATTATACCGTTTGAATTATTTATTAATTGGGATTTACCCATTATATTATGCGAAGGACCATTTGATGCTATGGCTATAAAACGTAACGTTATACCATTATTTGGTAAAAATATTCAACCTTCTTTAATGAAAAAGATAGTTGAATCTAAAGTAGAAAAAATATACATAGCTTTAGATAATGATGCAATCCAACAAGCTTTAAAATTTTGTGAACAACTTTTAAATGTTGGAAAAGAAGTTTATTTTGTTGAATTACAAGGAAAAGATCCTAGTGAGTTAGGTTTTAAAAAATTCACCCAATTAATCCAAACAGTTTCTCCTCTCACACAATATACTTTAATGGAGAAAAAATTATCAATAATATGAAAAAAAGGAATATAAAAAAATCCTACAATCGAATTTTAGAAATTTCAGAAGATGCTAAACAAATTACTCTTCCTGATTCTAGGTATTATAGAAGAAAT